AACTCTAGCCATATAAGAGATAAGCTCATCACCTTTCTCTGTAGCATGAACTAAAGATGCACTATGCAACATATAGTTAAAGTAAGTATAATATGTATATTAAGTATATCCAAAGATTCGTTGAATCCTGTGGTGGAATTGTGGATAAAAGTAATATAAGTATTAAGAGGAAGTGGTCTCCGAAGGAGATCAGCTTCCTCATGGGGGTCGGGTCCACCCTTCCCTTCCCCTGTATAGATGTCCTGTTACCTAAACCCAGGTGGAGACTGGCTTTCCAGAATCCTTACCTTTAGCTTCTTCTCTTTGGTCTCTATTCATCCCAAAGACTAGGTGATTAGCGGAACTTTGAGGATTATCTACGAAGTCTTCCAACATAGAATCCCATTCAATTCTTTTTCTATCAACAACAGCTTGATTAGCTGAGATAGAGAGAGCATCTGTGTAATACTTAACACCTTGTGCTAGACAGTCTAATCTGTCGTCATGTTTAACAGCACCTTTTTCTCTACACATACGGGACATCTGATAGAATAGCATGTATAGAAGGCGCTCTTCAGGAGCAGCGTCTTTATTAGATGCATAATCCCATTCAACAACAGACCTATCACATATAAGACGATGCTGATTAAGAACTGGCTCCAAGCTATCGATGATTCTATCTTCTTTACGCACATTAGCTCTAGTTTCTTCTATAAATATACTTTGTTTTGTCTGTTGGATATGTTTTTTAAATAGTTCAGCTACAATACCATCACCGAAGTTAGATTCGATTAGGAGAGTAGTAGCATTATATTTCCTACAACCTCTTAGAATATTCAGGAGAGTGTTGTCGGAGTATCCGTCTCTATAAGCTCGCATTTCGTGGAGGTATAGAAACCCGTTCTTTTGAGAAATGAAAGCTGCCGCTGTCTCGTCGGAACCGCGTCCGGAGGGATCAACACTGCAAATAGTTTCTGTGTAGGGCGTCCATTCTCCTTGGAGCTGCATTGGAGAGTAAAAGTAGTCCCCAGGAAGTCCAACGGTTGGAAGATCTTTAATGAGGTTAGCGGGATCGCTGCACCATATGCAGTTGTCGGGAGCACTGTCAGGATTGACGCTAGTAACAACCAGGTCAGACATCTTAAGAGGAAATTTATCGGCATCACTTAGACTTGTGTCGAGTTGAAATTGGAGTAGATAGTTTGACCTACCCATAGAGGCTTCCCTCTCGAGTAGGTCTTCGTGGTCAAAGCGTTCTGGGTCTGTACAACCCCATTCTTCAGCACCAGAATCAAGGTCTTCCTGGATCTGAGGTGCTAGAAGTCCGTCGTATTTTGATAAGTTACCTTTTCGGGGGTATCTTGCTGGCCAAACGAATGGACGGTACGAGCGCTCTGCCAGCTTACGATAAACAGTAAAAGTAGTCTGAGGAGTCCCGAGATACATAATACGGCTATCGCTTTTGGGGGTAAGAATTGACTCTGCTTCCGTGCAGAGTTGAAGTAATTTTTCACGCATTAGCTCCGTCATGGAGTTTCCAGGCACCTCGATGTCGTCCAAAATCATTAAATCTGCGCGACTTCCTGTGAGTTGTCCAGTGATGCCGACTGACTTTACGCTTGGGGCTTGGTGAGGTGAACAAGCGACGTCGAAGCTGATGCGACTCCAGCGAGAGTCGTCTGATTTCGGTTGGAGGTGACTGAGCCATGGGGTTTCAATGATTAGTTTTTGTAGGAAAATTGACATATTATCAGCTCTTTCTTTAGAAGCTGATATAATCATTATCTTTTTTTCTTTATCTTTGAACAAGGTCCAAAGGACAAAAGCGCCAGTAATCCAAGATTTACCAACACCTCTAAAGGCTTGGATCTGTAGTCTCTTTGGTCCATTTTGCAAGTAATCTGCAATAGCATATTGAGCCCTAGTAGGAGGGGGTAGATCAAGCTGTTGCCATAAGGCTTGGAGGAATAGCTTGAAGTCTTCTTGTAGGGCGGTTACAACGTTTGTCATACTTTAGGAAGTTGTAGCATTGGAACATATTCATCTTTTTTATCATCATCATCTGATTTAACTTTTACCATGCCTGGAGCTGTTAATTCAGGTTTAGTAGGATTTGTAAAGCTAGTCTCTGGAGGACCTTCTGTTAAAGTCTTTCCTTGCTCAAAATCAGATGAAAGTACTAAAGCTTTATTCAATTCTTCTTCTGAATAAGGATTTCTAGCAACATCAATTATCGTATTAGTTGTATCAGCCAATAAAGAACCAACACTACCACCAGCTACAGTCCAAGGTGTAGGTATCCAAGATACAGCATCACCACCTAAAGATATACCTGATATTTGATATTGTAATTTATCTAATGGATCACCTGTCTCTTCATATATACTCTTTCTTCCTAATGTTTCAGCTGCACTCATACCTGTACTAAATCCACCGAAAAGAGTCAAACCTCCAGTCCATGCTAAAGCCTTTACTGCTGCTCTCCTTTCTGGAAGAGGTAGCTTTCTTATATTATTTAACTGATCAATCATATCTCTAGATAAATTACCAAGTAATTGTGGTGAATCAAAAGGTAGATCAAAAAGATTGCCAGTTTTTACTGGACCAGATAGGTTTTCTGAAGTTTGAGCAAACTCTGCTGCTCCTCTCAATATTTCATCCTTTAAACCTGGTGTTAGTAGTTGAGCTTTACGAGCTTCAACTGTTTTACCAATAAAGTCTCCTTTAGATGGATCTCCAAATGCTATATAAGCTTTGTCCCAGGCATCAAGATGGTCAATATCTCCTAAACCTTGAGTTAAATAATCAACTAAAGCTCCATCCCAGCCTTGTCCACCAAAACCAGCGCCTAATAAATCAGCTGCGTTTTCAATTTGTACACCACGTTTATCGAAACGACTAGGGACATTTCCTGTGATAATACCCCACGCTTTACTGGTTAACTGCTTGAATGTTGGTTTTGCAGGTTGACTAGTAACGTTTCTAAGAGTAAATTTACCTCCAGAAAAACTACCATAAGGTCCGATAGTTGTTCTATCTCCTATTGGACCCATTGAGCCCCAGATATGTCCTGCTTGGAATTTAAAACCTAATCGCTCTTCTAAGATTTTATTATACGCATCAGTTTGGTTATATGAGTCTTGTAAATACTTAATAAAACCTTTTCTATCTGTACCTGGTGGCCAACCTTGTTTATCTAATCTCTTGTACCATTTTTTTAAATAAGTATCTCTAAACTCTTTACTTTCAATAAATTCTCTTGTAAAATATTTATTGTTACTTTTAGCTACACTTAAAGATAACTTCTTTCTCTGCTTTGGATAACCTCCTTTATCAGTACCTAAACTCTCTACAAACGAATTAACACTTTGTACAGAAGCAGCGTCACCATCTACTAACCACATACCTATATCTTTATGCCTTCTAAGAGCTGAGATCTCTGGTTTCTTTAAAGGTCTACCTAAACGAGCTTCTTCATTTTTTAGTATAGATATTAAGTTATCTTCAAATTTTCGATTAAAGGCTTGCTTACCTTTCCATTCATTACCAGTTCCATCGGTATATGTAAGATTTTTATCATCTACTATATTCCAAAATTTGATACCATCTCTTATTTCAGGTTTTATTTCTGCCATCCCTACTTCCTCTTAGCACCGCCTCTACCGCGGTTTATCTTAACGCTCTCTGTACCCGTCAGTTTGCCATTTCTCTTAACAACGTCCTTTCCACCCTTACCCATGATTCCAAGCTTCCTACGAGCTTTAGAGTGGGCTTTCTTGTAGGCTTTGGTGTGAGCATACTTACCACCTGGACTATTATCCTTTACATGCTTAGCTCTCGCTTTAGCATTTGTTCTATATGTATCAGTTGATGACTTTGCCATATACACTCCGTTGTATAAGTGATGAATCGACTTTGGGGATTGATTGAGCTAGCTTATCTAAAGGACTACCTTCATAAGCTACTCCTGTGATGTCATTAGTCTTAAGCCAATCACAGGCGGCTTTAAGATCTTGTGTTGAAGCTTCGCCACTTTTGACCCGTTGTAGGAATTCAGTTGTGACAAGGCTATGTAATTCATTAAACTGGTCTTCTGCGGCTTTCTTCATGAGAATAGTTTTTCTTTAACGATTTCTAACGCTTTATCGTCAAGCTTATTATCAGTCCTCTTTACATAAGCCGAGAGTAAGTCAACCACGAGTTGCTTTACTGAATCACTTTTGAGGAATGCTAAAAGGATGGGCTTGATTAGTAGTGTCATTGTAATTTATTTTGAATGGATTGTTTTGAAGTTCTCGGACTTCTTGTTTATAAGCAGCAATTGGAATTACGTCATGACAAAGATGATATACACGGGTTCCAGGTCGTAACATGAAACCACGTTGCATAAACTTAGTACAGTTATCAATCCTGACAAGTTCGTAATTCAATTGCATTTTCTCTTCTTGACGAGCTGCTATAGCTTTACATTGTTCAACTATACCGCCATCAAGGGGAACCATAAAATTTAATTGGGCTCCCCAGTTTTCATTTAAAACATAACCGTCAGGATCAGCCGGTATCTTAGGTTGAACCTGGTTGCCCATAAAGAATGGGCTGAAGGTCATCGTCGCTCCGTTACAGGATATGTTCGGTCCGTAATTCTGACGACTTGGGGCTCCATTGTTTTGGAATTGTACGGCTTGATTTGTAACGTTTCCAGTAGCTGCTGCCACAGGATTTGATACATTCTTGGTCTCTCCCTCTTCAGCATGTGCTGGTACTCCTATTGTGAGAATACTGATAATGATGTAGTGGTAGAAGTAGTTTCGATTTCTCTTTCTACTTCTGTTAGAGATAGTACTTGGCTTGCAGCTCTTGTTGTTATCTCCAGGGTGAATGGATCGCCTACTGTATGAATCGTGAATACCGAGTCGGTATCTACAATTCCTCCAGAGGTTGCTGAAGTATGAGTGATGTTTTCTCCAGTCCATTTGTTCAAGGCGGAACCATAAGTTGTTGTGTCTATGGTTTCCGTTATTTCTTGGGTGGTAGTTGTGGTTGACTGCATCGACCCCTGTGTGAAGTTCGGGGTGACCAGCTCTGCTCTTGCTACCGAGGGGGATAACAGCATTAAGAGTAATAGCCATTTTTTCATTCTTCTTTCTTTTTAGCCATAGGACAATTTATAGGTTTACCTTTGTCTTTACTATTACCAGTGGTCAAGCCAAAAGTAGCTAATGCTCCAGTAAACACTGAAGCAACGAACGTGATATCTGAGTTCCCAGCTTTCTTTATCATGGGTAACTCAACATAGTTCATGGTTATAATAAAGCCAGACCAAACCACAACGCCAAGTCTGACGAATGTTCCAAGGATCTGGATTTGGTGTTCTTGATCTTCGGCAGCATCTTTTAGCTTGCCAAGGATTCCTTTTTTTTCTTCCGGTTTTCCTTCCATTTATCAATCTTGCCTTGTAAGAATTTTTGTAGTTTCTTCTTTATTGTATCAAAGAAAGGGGTCGCTAAAGTAGTAGCTGCTACTGCAGTAACTGCTGCGTATGTAGCTGTAGCTACTATCTCTGCTGTTGGTAAAGGTACTTGTATATCAATATATGGTATGCTTAGTTTCGGTGCCTCAGGTTGTGTTGAACCCGCATCCTCCGCCTCCACCCCCTCAGGAGCCTCCAGATCACTCGGAGGTATCACTATAGGAGGAAAGGATGGTATATGAGCCGAAGGCACCTTCAGGTCGATTGTAGGAGGGTTTGGGATAGGTGGTGATTTAGGTAGCGTTAACTTAGGTATATTCAATAAGGCGATGTACCTAAGATTGATGTATTCCACTGTGCTTTAAGAGCAGCAGTATCTGAAGCAGCAGCAATAGCTGAATCAGCTGGAGCATCTCTTAATGCCTGCCTTTTGGCTGCTACTGCAGCTGTATTACCAGATGCTTCTAATACCTTATTAAACTCAGCATCTAGAGCAGGAAACTTCTCATCTCTAGCACGTCTGATGTTAGTTTTATGTATTTCCCTGGCTTTCGCCATATCTGTGTTAAATCCCATAGTATTAAGGTGTATAAGTCCAAGCATTCCTAAAGGATCGATCTGTAGGTATTACACTTTTATCAACGATATAAGAAGTAACACCAGAAGGAACAGCTTTAGCTTGTACTTGTTCTATTGTTCTAGTTGGACTTTTGTTTGCAGGATGTATTATAACGACGTTACCGTCGGAATTTGTATAAATAATCCTTTTGTTTTCATCTCCTGATTTCATTACTGATCTCCAAAACATGCTATACTAACTTCATGATCTTCGTAGATCCAATTATATCCCCAAGCGGCTATCCAGCAATCAGTTGTTTCTTGTACATAACTTGCATTACCTTCCCCATCATGGAAAGAAGCTGTATGGTTTCCAGCACCACCAGCTGATACAAGAATTGCATAATTAGCATTAGCAAAATCAGTATCAAATACTACTTGCCAAACACCTGTAGCGCCGTCAACAATACTATCGACGTTATATGAATCATCTATAGCTGTTCCACCTTGATCCATATCAAACCTAGCCCAAACTTTTACAGACTCAGTTGATACACTGTTTGTTGCTGTAATAGTACCGTTAGAATTTAATACGATGTTATTACTTGAAGAGGAAGCGTGTTTTATATTAGTTACGTTTAAAGTTGTCATGCTCCTACCTCCCAAAGAGTAAAGCTAGATGCACATAATTGTTTGTATGTGTAGTTTCCGTAGTTACTTCTATTAAGAACTAGGGTGCTTGTGCTAGTATCCATAAATTGTACTTTATAAGTTAATTCACTAGTAGAATTAGGTGAATCTAAATGCATCAGATTTA